CTGGGTTTCCAGCCAGTCGATATGCTCCTCTTCGCTTGCGAGAATGGCTTCAAACAATTCGCGCGACACATAATCGGCCACGCTTTCGCAATGCGCGATCGCCTCTTTCAGCAATGGCAAGGCATCGATTTCCAGCTTCAGATCGCACCTGAGAATTTCTTCGACATTTTCGCCAATCAGCAGCTTGTGCAGATCCTGCAGATTGGGCAGTCCTTCCAGAAACAATATCCGGTCAATCAGCTTGTCGGCATGCTTCATTTCGTCGATCGACTCATGATATTCATGCTCGGCGAGCTTTTTCAGTCCCCAATTCTTGTACATCTTGGAATGCAGAAAATATTGATTGATCGCCGTGAGATGGTGATACAACACCTGATTTAACTGATTGATAACATCGCGATTGCCTTTCATTATTATTTCTCCGCAAATAATGCAAGCCTCAACAGGGTTAAGGCAATGATAACTTTATCTTAACCAAGAAGTTGTATTGCTGCGAGTAATTTATTGTTTGGAGTATAAAACTTTGAGGTTTTAGTTCAAGAATATAAGCTACTGCTGCAAGTCATGCGACACAATATGACGTTTAGCTTTATTAAAACAAGAGTTATGTTTTTTGCTTCAGCTATAATCTCTGCATGAAAACACTCAAATTACGCATAAAAGACAAACATTGCAAGGTGCTAGACCAACTCGCATCTGAGGTAAATTTTGTCTGGAATTATGTAAATGATTTGTGTTTTAAACATCTCAAAAAGACAGGTCAATTCTTTAGTGCCTATGATATTACCAAGTACACTAAAGGCACTTCCAAAGAATGTCATTTGCACAGTCAAACCATTCAGGCTGTAACGGAAGAATTAATTACCCGTAGAAAACAATTCAAAAAAGCCAAACTATCATGGCGAACCAACAATCCAAAATCAAAACGTAAATCGCTAGGTTGGATACCATTCAAACAATCGGCTATTAAGCACATTGCCACACACCAAACTGGTAAAAAAGGCTTAAAATCCACCTTACAGCTTAGTTTAGCCAAAGGACAAAAACTAGTCTTTGACCTATGGGACAGCTACAACCTATCGTTATACCAAATCAACACTTGCGAATTGGTGCAAGACAGCCGTAACCGCTGGTATGCGTGTATAACAGTCAGAGAATACCCTAAAACCACTTGTGGAACTGGTAGCGTAGGTATTGATTTAGGTTTAAAAGACAGTGCCACCGCCTCAAATGGCGACAAACTCACTATCAAGCAAACACACAAATATGCCAAAGATTTAGCCACTGCCCAACGTGCCAAAAACAAACAGCGTGTCAAAGCGATTCATGCCAAAATCAAAAACACACGCCAAGACCTTATCCACAAATTTACCGCTCAATTAGTCAAAGACAATGCCCTAATCGTGGTCGGTGATGTTAAGACTACCCAATTTACCAGTAAAAAAGGCAAACTAACCAAATCGGTTTATGATGCAGGTTGGTTTGAACTCAAGCGGCAACTGACCTACAAATGCGAGAACGCAGGTTGCCGTTTTGAAATCGTGAACGAAAAGTACACTACCCAAACTTGCTCGTGCTGTGGCGATATGTCCAGTAGTCCGAAAGGTAGAGCAGGTTTGCGAATAAGAGAATGGACTTGTGCAAAGTGTGGCACATGGCATGATAGAGATATTAATGCCAGTCGGAACATTCTTGCGGTCGGGCTTGGCCGTCTGGGAGCAGGAATCCGCCCACTTTAAGGAGGGAGGAAGTCAAATGAGCCAAAAGCATTACGAAAATTCTTAATCAAACTCAAGGTAGTTAATGAATGAAATTCTATACAAATTTTTGTCAAATCGGACCAAATCTAGCAGTAAGATATGTTGAAAACGGAATTAGAAAGCAAGACAAATTCAAAATCGCCCCTGAAATGTTCATTGAAGTCCCGGATGATGATTGTGAGTGGAAAACCCTTGACGGGGCTTCCGTAAAACAATTTTCATTTGATTCAACATACGACGCAAAAGAATTTACCCAGAAATTCAAACAAACAGAAAACTTTAATATTCACGGTAATACTAATTACAAATATCCGGAGATTCATAAATTATTCGGAAGTGAGTATGATCAGTCGCTAATTAGATGTTTCAATATTGATATTGAAGTTGATTCACTAAAAATGCCTAACGCGGAATTCGCGACCGATCCTATTACTGCAATAACAATAATCATAAACAAAACCAAAATACACGTTTTTGGGTTTTCTGATATTGATAAGAAAAAAATAGAATCAGAATTAAACCGAGAATTTACATATCATCAATTCAGTGATGAAGCATCAATGCTTCGTGGATTTGTCACATTCTGGTCAACCGATCATCCTGATGCAATAACAGGCTGGAATATAAACACATTTGATATTCCGTATCTGATAAACAGAATCACTAATGTATTGTCCGAACAAATTGCGAAAAAACTTTCTCCGTGGAATAGATATCGACAAGAATGGATTTCATCAAAATTCGGAAAAGAGAATCTGACATATGCAATTGACGGAATTGAAATCCTAGATTATATTGAACTGTATAAAAAACACACATTTGTTACGCGCGAAACATACAAACTAAATCACATCGCAAAAGTAGAGTTGGGCAAACAAAAGTTAGAATATGAAGGATCGCTTCACAATCTGTTTATAAACGATCCTACAAAATATTTTGCATATAACATCACAGACGTTATTCTTGTTGATGAATTAGATGAAAAGTTAGGCATTCTAAACATCGTCTATTCTATTGCTTATATTGCAAAGGAAAATTATTCAGATACATTCAGTCCGGTAAAGACTTGGGACAACATCATATGTAATTATCTATATGACAGAAAAATCTGTGTGCCGATAACAAAAATAAAGGAAAGAGAAGAATATCCGGGGGCATTTGTAAAAGACCCAAAATCATCAAGGGTCGGCTGGGGCGCATCTGTTGACATTTCATCGGCATATCCTAATACAATTAGAACATGGAACATCGGCCCCGAAACAAGAATAAAGTGGGAACATCTATCAGAAGAACTACAGGAAATTAAAACTTGGATTTCATCAAAAACAATAGATCAGATAAGATTCACACAATTTCCTAAGAAATACACTGAAATATTAAAGAGAAATAATGTTTGTGTTTCCCTAACGGGGGAATTTTATTCAGTTAGTAAACAAAGTGTGTTGTCTACACTGGTTCAAACTTTATATGAAGAACGAACACACAATAAAAATGAGGCAAAGAAACTAAAGAAAGAAATTGCACTGAATTATGATGAACAAAAGAAACACACAATTGACATATTGATGACAAAGCAACAAGTTCAAAAGATTCTATTGAATTCCTTGTACGGAGCAATAGCAAATCCGGCATTCAGATTCTTTGAAATTGAAAACGCGAAATCAATTACTGTTACTGTGCAATATCTTGTGCAACACATGGGCGATGAGATAAACAAATATCTAAACACAATATTAAAAACAGATGATGATTATGTTCAATACATTGATACAGACTCAAATTATTTTAATTTACAGGGATTAGTTGATAAGTATTGCGAAAAACTAACTACATCAGAATCAATAACAGACTTTATTGACAAATTTTGTGAAATCAAAATAAGCCCACTTGTAAAAGACACATTTAACAATGCAACCGATGCATTAGGGTGTGTTACTAATACAATAGGCGCCGGTAGGGAAAACATTTATAAAACCGGGCTGTGGTCAGCAAAGAAACGCTATGCAATAGCAGTAACAGATTCTGAGGGGGTTAAGCATTTTCCGCCGGCAATAAAAGTAACTGGACTTGAAATTGTAAAATCTTCAACGCCGGAGATATGCCGCGGAGCATTAGAAGAATGTGTAAAGATTTGTCTAACCGGTAGCGAAACAGAATTAAGGAAATATGTTAAAGAGTTCAAAGCAAAATATAAAAATTATAGTTTAGCAGAAATAGGATCGCCGCGCGGTGTATCTGATATGCAAACATATAAGCCGATTGACGGAAAATTGAATTGGGCAAAAAAGACCCCATCACACGTCAAGGCGGCAAATGTGTTTAATTATCTAATTGATGAGTGTGGAATAACGAATATACCGAAAATAACAGATGGCGCAAAAATAAAATTCGTTTGTCTAAAAACCCCCAATGTATTAAACTCTGATGTATTCGGCTGGGAGGATAAACTACCAAAGGAGTTTGACATCGAAAAATATGTAGATTATGATGAGCAATATGAAAAGACGTTTCTAAAGCCGCTAATTGCAATTTTAGAAACAATCTCATGGAATTATGAGGATGTTAGTACACTAGACGATTTCTTCGGATAATACTCGGATAATATTATGACAACAGATACAACAAAAAATCATTCATTAAATGTAGGCGCCCCAACAGCAGAATCAATAGCCCTATCAAATAGGGCTACAAAGACATGGGGCACCGAAAAACAAACGTCCGTGTGTATAGGAGAAATAGGGGAGTTACTAACACTATTTGGGCGGGATGCCCAAGGACGGACAACAAAAGAAGATTGGTGTAGTGAAATTGCCGACGTAATAATTTGTGCATGGCAACTATCAAGACTTGCCGGTATTGACATTGAAACACAAAACAATATGATATGTCACAAACTAAATCGGGTTAATCACAAATTAACCGCTATGGAACAACAGCAAGAATATAGGCAATAAAGATTTTCAAACTAAGGTAAAAAACAATGACAGAATCTGAATCACAAATAACTCGCAAACAAATACACGGTGCAATTAAACAAATCATTTATAACGAACTGAAATTTACCAAACAAGATATTGAAGAAGTTATAGAAAAAGTAGTTAAGGAAACTACAAAAGAATTATTTAATCAATATATGGGCTATAATTCACCTTATCTAATAGATAAGTTTATTAAAGAATTTAACCGGGACTTCGGAAACACAATTACAAAAGAAGTAGCTAACAGACTTGGTAGATATATAATCGGTCATGTAGAAATTAAATCTAATGATCGGCGAAGTGATTTTAATTATGATGTAGATTAGTTTAAATGACAAAGAGAATTACACTAAAACACAAAACTATGTTTGTAATTAATAGTGATCGTCAAGAATGTAAAGATCAAATGAGACGATTTTATAAATCGAAATTAAAGAAATCAAAGGGCACAAATGTCAAATCTAATGTCGAAACTACTTAAAGCCGGAACCATTAAGGCAAATGTTCTATCTGATGATAGTGATGTTTTAAATTGTCGGGACGTAACGCCGACATCAATACCGATTATCAATGCAGCATTTACCGGCGACTTATTCACCGGCGGGGTTGTTTCCGGCGTTTCTGTGTTTGCAGGCCCGTCTAAACACTTTAAAACAACACTTGCGCTGCTGTGTTTGAAATCATATCTTGATAAGTACGAAGATTCAATTTGTCTGTTTTATGATAATGAATTCGGGGCAACACTAGAATCGTTTAATGATTTAGGAATTGATCTTAATCGGGTTGTTCACATCCCTATTACATCAATTGAGGAATTGCGATCCGATATTTCAAATAGACTCAATGAAATACAACCGGGTGATAAGGTTTTTACCTTAATTGATTCATTAGGGAATTTAGCATCAAAGAAAGAAATTTAAGATGCTATTGAAGATAAAGACGCCGCCGATATGACTAGGGCCAAAGTCATAAAAAGTTTGTTTCGCATTATAACACCGCATTTTACGCTAAAGAACATTCCGGCTATTGTTATTTCACACGTATACTTAACCATGGAGCTGTTTAGTAAAGCAAAAGTTAGCGGCGGCACCGGTGTTGAATATTCTGCTAATAATGTGTTTATTATCGGTAGATCACAGGATAAAGATCAGACATCAAAAGAAATTCTCGGATATGATTTCACCATAAACATTGAGAAATCAAGATTTATAAAGGAAAAATCAAAACTATCATTTTCCGTTTCGCATGATTCGGGTATTGATTATTATTCGGGAATTCTTGAACTTGCATTAGAATCGGGGGACGTTATCAAGCCGAATAACGGCTGGTATCAACTAATTGATAAAGAAACAGGTGAAATGATAGGACAAAAAGTTAGGGAATCCGCAACAGCAACAGATGAATTCTTAGGGGTTGTGTTAAAGAGAAAATCATTTATTGACTTTGTTGCTAAAAAGTATAAACTAGGAAATCTAGTATCAGAATAAGGTAATACAAATGTTTAATACAGAATTAAATCATGATTATAGTTATGAATTTCTTGATATCCCGGTGCACACATTTTCCGGAAACGCAATGTTGTATTTCCTAAACATGCGCGATAATACAGAATTTTATAAATTGTTCGGCGGATATGATCTATTAGATAAGAAGTTCAAGGCAAGCTGTGAAGAAATGTTTAAATGATAATTGATAATCTAATTCTTTCCCAGCTATTATCAAATGAACAATATTTGCGACAAGTAATAACACACTTAAAGTCTGAATATTTTCACGATGAAACTAATAAGATAGTATTTGAAGAAATACACAAGTTCTTCACAAAATATAATGCGCCGCCTAATAAAGAGTCGTTGATAATTCAACTAGATTCTAGGCGCGATATACAAGAATCAACATATGATAGTGTATCTGAAGCAATAGCAGAAATTTCGGGATGTGTTGACATTCCGAAATATGATTGGTTAATAGATGAGACAGAAAAATTTTGTCGCGATAAGGCAATATATAATGCGATTCGTGAAGCCGTAATCATAATAAACAATGAACACAAAACCCTGTCCAAACACGCGATTCCTGATTTATTGCAGAAAGCATTATCAATATCGTTTGATTCACACATCGGACACGACTTTGTAGATGATGCAGAAAGCAGGTATGATTATTACACTAATATTGAAGATCGACTGTCATTCGGGATTGACTGGCTAGATAGTGTTTCTAACGGCGGCTTACCGACGAAAACCCTGTCAGCAATTCTTAGTCCGTCTAATGCCGGTAAGACAACACATTTAATTTCTATTGCGGCGAATCATTATAGACAAGGAAAAGCAGTTCTGTATATTACCATGGAAATGGCAGAGAAAGAAATTATGAAGCGATTTGATGCTAATCTATTAGATGTTGGTGTGAATGAATTTGATAAAATTTCTAAAAGTGAATATTTAAGTAAAATTGACGCAGTAAAGAAACTGACTGTTGGTAAATTTCTTGTGAAAGAATATCCAACTGGCTCCGCACATTCAGGACATTTTAGATTTTTATTAAATGAACTGAAAACAAAACACAATTTCATTCCGGATGTGATCTATATTGACTATCTAGGCATTTGTGCATCGGCGCCCGTCACCGGGAATGCAAATCAATATACTGTACTTAAAAACGTAGCCGAAGAAATCCGCGGACTTGCTATTGAATTCAATTGCAGAATTTTAACTGCAATGCAAACTAATCGCGGCGGTTACGGTGCATCGGATTTAAGTATGCAAGACACCGCGGATAGCATGGGAGTTGTTCATGTCCTTGATTTGTACTGGGCGCTAATACGCACGGAAGAACTTGACGAATTAGGACAGTGTATGTATTCTATTCTGAAGAATAGATTAGGAAAAAACACCGGAAGCTGTATCGTCGGAATAGATTACGACAAGATGAGGGTGATAAATCTTAATACACCGAAGTATCAGGCTAGGGAAGAACCGCCGGAAATTAATGAGGTGCCGCCGTGGATGTCATCCAGTAAATTTGATAGGTTCAGCAATATAGTAGTGTAATTACGATTAATGAAAATAAATTAAAGGTAGAATGATGATAAGTGCAAGCGACGCAAAACTACTATTAACAGAAGATGTTTGTATAGATGAATTTCTACAACAAATAGATAGGGAAATAAAATCCGCGGCAATTTATGCCGATCATTGCTCTGTAGAAATAGGTGTATATCCATACATCGCGGCAACTAATACAGAAAATAAAATCATTACAGAATTACAAACCCTTGGGTACGCAGTTAGCGTTTTATTTTCTGTTGTGCGACATAAAAAAGCATACATAACATTTAAAATTAGTTGGTAATATAACCTATTGATTTCTAAACAAATTCCCGATAAAC